AGGGAGAACACATACGGCGTCGTGCCACCGGTCGCGGTGATCGTTTGCTGATACAGCGCGCCCTGAGCCGCGGCCGCCAGCGTGAACGGTCCGACCAGCGAGAGCGCCGGCCCGGTGCTGATCGTATAGGTCGCGGTGCCAACGGCTCCCGGCTGAAAGCTCGGCGCCGTCGCGATCGCCTTGATGGTCTCGGTCGCACTCACCGTGATCGGCTGCGTGAACACCGTGCTCGCGGTGGTCGGCGTCGAGCCGTCCAGGGTGTAGTAGATCGTGGCTTTCGGCGTCGGACAGTTGATCGAGACGGTCTGCGTGCCGGTGTAGGTGCCGGCGACCGGCGCGAACGTCGGCGTGGCGGCGGTGCCGAACGGATAGCGCGGTCGGTACAGGCCGTCGGCGCAGGCGAGCGGACAGGAGAGCACGGCGGCCGGATTCGGCAGCGCGGTCGACGAGCCGGCGACGAGGTTCCCCGGCTGTGCGAGTAGAACCTCGCCGTCCTGGGTTGTTAGGAGTTGCCCGTCCTGGGTTGTAAGGCTGGTCGGCACATCAGACGCGCGATTAGTTGTCGAGCTGGAAGATCAGCGTGCCAGTCGCATAGCTCGGAGCCGCGTCGCCGTTGTTCACCGTCTTCGGCGTCGTGAGTGGCGCCGCCGCGATGAACTGCCCGCCGGTCAAGAGCGTCATAATCGCGACGGCTCCGACCTGGGATGTTCCGGTGGCCCAGTTGCCGGTCGGAGCCGGAAACGTGACCGGCGAGTTGTTGCTCGTGGTCGCGTTCGTACCGGTCGACGGCGTAATGGATCCGGCGGACTGCGTGCCCGCGTAGTTGGCTAGGGAGGGCGCAAGGGGGACGCGCGCATACGATCCGCCGGAGACTTCGGCAAACCCGGCCGGAAAGCCGGTGCCGGCCTGCAGGACGGGGGACATTTCGGTGAACACCGCGCTCCCGTCGGTGATGACTTCGCCCGGCACGCCGAGATAGCCGGCCTGGCTCGCGGCCGTGGTGCCGCTCGTGGTGCAGCGATATAGGTGCTGCTTCGTGTCGCCGCCGCTGCCGCCGTTCGCCGTGAGCGACATCACGTCACCGGTCACATACGCGGTCAGGTTGGAGCGCAGGCCCTTGTTGATCGTGAAGAGCGCGTAGTACAGGTTCAACGGGCTGGGCATACCGGAGACGGCCGTCCAGACCACGGTGCCATCGGTCAACGTCGAGCCGATCGCAGGGCACGCGAGAGTGGTGGTCGAGCCGCTGGTGCCGGCGGTCGTACACTGCAGGAACTTGCCGCCTCCGGCCGTGAAGGTCGCCGGCGGCGCGACGATATCGCCGACGTTGTACGCGGTGGTCGCGGCCCATACGCCTTTGACGACGGCGGTCGAGTTCACCGTGCCGGAGGCGTTGACCGCTCCGCCGCGAAAGATGCCATCGATCAGGAAGTTTTCAGCGTAATTGGCGAATGCGGCCATGCGAGCGGACTCCGTTCGAGAGCGGTGGTGGGTTTGCGCGCAAGCATAGTCCTAATCCTGCGTCAGTCGCAAATAGGCTTGTAGTGCCGCCTCTTCGGTGTAGTCGGCCGGAAGCTCGGCGGCCTCGATCGGCGGCGGTGCGTCGAGATCGCCGGACGGTGGCGGTTCGGTCGGTTCCTTCTCGCGCCAGCCGGCTTGAGATTTCATCCAAAAGATTTGCGCGGCGACACTGCCTTGCATGCCGGCTTTGAACAGTCGGCCGCCCATCTGTGCATTGCCTTGCGCCTTGCCGTAGTCGAGCTCTTTGCGAAAGTATTTCAGCAGCGTCTTGATCGACACGTCGAGCAGAACGGCAATGTCTTTGTGCGGCGTGCCGACCGTGGCGTAGGCGGTGCACTTGACGCGATCTTCATCGCTCGGTTTGTAGCGTTTGCGGCCGGAGCCCGGTGTGCGTCCTGGTCCGCGTTTTCGGATTACGCTGACGTCTGACATACGACGGTTGGAGCGGGCGGGTCAGAGTCACACTGCCCAGGGCCGGGGGGTTGATTCCCGGCCGCCTGATCTTTCGCCCGCTTCGGGTACGGTTGCCGTAGTTTCTCGATCTGCTCGCGCATCGTAGCATCGAGCGGCAGTAGGTAGCGATATTTGGGCGTCGAGTAAAACGCCTTGAACCGATCACCGAACCGTTCGACGCACGCTTTGACGGTGCCATAGTTCGCGTGAATCGTGCGGCTGTGAATGCGTTCGCCGTCGATCGAGTACTCGCCGCCGGAACCGGACAGGCCGGTGTAGATCCAGCCCATGGCCTGATAGATTCCGCCGACGTGCCCTTGATCCGGATCGGCGTACGACAGGATCAGCCGCAAGCCGGGGCAATCGCGACGCAGCTGCCGCAGACCGATCGCGACGATGCGTGACACCGGCGTGCCGTGCGTGGTCAACGCGACGCGCGTCAGTTCACAGATTTCGTATTGCGTAAGCCCGTATGGCGTGCCAATCCGCGGTGTAGCGCCGCGGCTGAAGATCACGCAGCCGACGAATACACCATCCTCCCACGCGCCGTACTTGACGGTCTTGCCGGCCGGGATCGTGCCGCTGTAGTGCCAGCGTTTGCACGCGTGCAGGGCGGCATCGTAGCTGCAGCCGGCGACCTTTAGGGCCGGTGGAATTGGTGACCGCATTGGGGACACTGAATCATCACGCGAATGTCGAGCGCCGGCTGTTCCGCACCGGGTTCGAACTGTTTCAGCAGATCGTCGACCTCGAGTTGCGAGAAACCGATCAGCGACAGATCGAAATCGTCGTTCATGAGCGATTTTAATTCCGACGCCAGCAGCTGTTCGTCCCAATCGGCATTGATCGCGAGTTGATTATCGGCGATCAGTAGCGCGCGTTTCTGCGAATCGGATAGGCCGCCGACTTCGATCGCCGGCAGATCGGCGAGGCCTTCGAGTTTTGCAGCGGCCAGACGTCCGTGGCCGGCGATGATTTTGCCATGTTCGTCGATCAACAGCGGATTGGTGAAGCCGAATTCGCGAATTGAGCGGCGTAATTGCTCGATTTGACGGTTGCTGTGGACGCGCGGATTGACCTCGGCCGGTAGCAGTTCACCGATCAAAACACGCTTGTAGGGGTGTACTTTCGTCGTCATCGCTTCCAGCCTTTTACCACGAGAGCGCGCTGTGTCACGGCGATTGCGTCACCGTTGTCGACGTGGCTTTGCGAGAACACCAGCGGCGTGATCTTGAGAATCGCCATGGCGTTGAGCTTGTCCATGTCGTTGCGCATGCCCTTCGGTGTCGCGTGTCCGCCGCGCACGATCCCCTGGCCGGCCGGACCGTTGACCACGATCAGGCCGTGCAACTCGACCGCGAGCCGATACTCGGGGAAGTAGAAATCCAGCCGCCATTTGCGCTTGACGTCGAGCGCGAACTGGTACTCGCGTTCGTAATGGGGGAGGCGATACCGGAGCACCTGATCGGCGAACGACTTTTCGATATCGCTCTTGGCGTCCCACTTCATCACAGCACGAACCCCCGCCAATGAATCGGGTAGTACTTGCCGGCGATCCAGCCCGCGACGACGCCGAGCGCGTAGAGCCAGCGCCAGCCCCAACGCCGCAGATAGGCGTGGATGCGCTCCCGGGTGGTCGGCGGAAACGAGTCGAGATCATCGAGCAGGCGTTCGAGACCCTCGTGCCAGAAGTGCAGCGGATCGTTGGCGCCGCAGATCGGGCACTGGCGCGTCGTTTTCCCAAACGCCGAGGTCTCGCCGGATTTGATCTTGACCGGCCAGCCCTCGCGCTCCCAGACGCACGCGTTGCACATGCAGCACTTCGGACACCGACCATCGATACAGTCGCAGTCAGCCATGACCGGATCGCTCATGCGGTGGCGCCCGCGTCTCGTCGAACGTGGTCGGCCGGCTGCCGAGTTCGACCTCCATGAGTTCGGCGACGGCGTGCTTCATCAGGTCGATGAACATCTGGCGCCGCTCGATGTTGCCGTTGACCAGCGCCATGCGGACCGAGCCGAGGTGGAGCGCTCCCTCCATCGTGTCCGGCTTCGCGTAGTAGCAATTCCACAGATCGCCATCCACGCGGAAGGCGATCCGGCCGATCACCCGTGGTTCGGTACGCGCGGTCACGCGGCCGCCTGCGCCTGGTCGTCTTCGCTCGTGCCATCGGTCGGTGGCGCGGCGCCGTTCGAGTCGAGACTCGCATCGTGTCCGAGCGGTAGCTCCGGCTGATCCTTAGTCGATTTGACGGCCTCTCGACCGAAACGGATCGAGACCATCACGTCGTTGTTCATGTGCATGTACAGCGTCGATAGCTCAGCCGCATCCGGATTGCACTGCACCTGCAGGGCCAACTCGGTCATGCCGCCGGACTTCGGCCAGAGTTGGATCTTGGCGAGCTTCGACTTGCCGAGCACCAGCTTTTCGTCGTCGTCGCCGATGCGGATGGTCACCGTAGCGGCCTCGAATTTGCCGACGAACTGCAGCGGCATGTCGAACTTTCGGAGCGCCGGCTCCGGCATCGGCCCGCTGCTGTCGTACAGCCGGTCCCACAACGTGGGGTCTTTCGCGAGGTCGTTGAGCTCGTCGCGGTCGAGCACCAAGTTCAAGATCGTGAAGTCGCAGGCGCCGACCTCGTCCTCGCCGTGAAACTCGACGCGCGGATTCAATTTGCCGGCGAGCTTGCCGGGCCGTTTCGTCAGTGATGTGCTCATGCGGTGTCCCTCTGCTGGTTGGTCCGAAAGTTGAATTGGCCGCAATTCATGCCAGCGGCCATTTGGCGTATTCGTCGAGCGCGCTCGCGAGCGCCGGAGCCAGATGCACCGGAGCCGCCCCAGCGGATCCAGCGCTGCTGCCGCGACCATCGGCGCTGCTCGCGGTTGACCACCGCGGTCTGCTTTTTTTGCAGGAACAGCTTGTGGAGCATCTGCATCGCGCCGTCGAGTCGAGCCGCGCGGAAGTTGTGCGATTTCATGGCGCCCGCCCCCTAGTTCCGGCTCTGCGGATCGACTTCGTACTTGCCGCACCAGGCGTCGTCTTCGAGGCTCTGCCAGATCGCGATGAACATGATCGCGCCGTTCGGCTGCGGGATCGGCACGTTCTTGGGCGGATCGAACATGCAGAGCAGTTGGACCCTGCCCATCTGCATCCGCTTCCGGCTAAATCGGCAATTCTTGCATTGGCTCATTGGCGTGTCCCCGCTTGGTCTTCGAGTTTTTGACGGTGTAGCTCGGCGGCGAGCCACGTGATATCGGCAGAATCGTCCGGAATGCGGTCCATCAGCGCGACGAACCGCTCGCGCCAGTCGTCGGGCACACAGCCGAACTCGGCTTGATGCTCGTCGAGGAACTCCCAGTATCGACGGCAGGCCGCGCGGCGCTCCGCTAGCGCTATGTCGCCTTGGAAGCTATCGACCAGCCGGCGCTTGGCTAGGTAGCGAAAAAACAAACCATCGACGCGCAGCCGCCAGATCGTGTACTGCTCCGGCGGTTTCGGAATCGCGAGCGCCTTCTGCTGCGGTGGCGGTACTCGGCGCAGATCGTTGCGGATCTGCCAGCACTGCTTGGTGGTCGGGATCTTGTCCGGTCCGGTCTCGCCGAGCGCGAACTCGACTACGCGGGCAAATTCGAGCAGCGACATTTTCGACAGGCCCTTCCAGTACGCCTCTTCGCGATCGCCGAGCGGCACGTTCAGGCCGGCACACAGCAAGCGGAGTTGGACGCCGAACTCTTCGCGGTCAGTGCTGAGCATTGCGCGCCTCCTCTTCGGCCTCGAGTTCCGCGACGGTCTTCGGTCGACGCGGCGCGATCTTGCGTTTCGCATAGCGACCGGTCTCCGCCGCGGTGCGGATCCAGTTGCGCCAGACCGCCGGCCAATCCGATCGCGGGGTCCGAAACTCGAAGTCTCGGAACTTGGCGATCTCTCCGGCGACGTCGATATCCGGGATGGCATTCAGAGCGACCGCCGGGTCCGGCTCGAACGCCTTTGGGGCTCGTTTCGACGGCCGCCTTTTGAGTTGGCTGCCCTCTTCTCCAGTTCTTGAAGTTGAAGATGAAGATGAAGATGAAGATGAAGATGAGTGTGCGACATCCGCGACACTTTGCGACATTTGCGACTCCGGCGACAACTGAGCGACACTATCACTCTTTTCCGCGACATTGGCGGGTTTGTCGCTTTTGGTCGCAAATAAGTCCCCATTGTCGCGCTTTTTGTCGCGTGCGCGCTTGGCCGCGATCCGTTCTCGATCGGCTTCGCGCTTCTGCTCGGCGGTCAGCATGGCGCGGTACTTGTCGTGGTTCACGATCCGCCAACCCCACGGTCGGTGGTCGTCCAGGCGCTCGATCCGGCGCCCCTCTTCGTCCGGCGTCCGGCTGTACGGGTCCGGCTGTTCGAGTTCGCCGATCCCCTGCTGGATGATGTCGAGCGGAATCGAGGTACGCGCCGCGATCGCCTGGGGGGTCATGTCGACGACGCCGCCGGGTCCGCACAGGATGACGAACTGCTGGAATGTCACCAGCGCTTGCCAGCGTCCGTAGAGCGTGCCGTCGTACATCGACTTGAAGAGCTTCCCGTACCCCTCGCTCATCGTCGGCTCTCCGAGTTCACATAAAACGACTGACTCGGAGCGTGGTGGTGGTACATCGGGGCGGTCTCCCTTCGATTCGGTTTATTGGGTGAGCGACCAGACGAACGCGGCGATCCAGCCCACGCCGGTCCAGCCGGTAAATATGTTGAGCGCTAGGATCGCGTATTTTTGTCGGTGCTGACGCAGTCTGGCAACGATCCAGGGCGTGAAATAGCAGACGAATCCGAAAATCAGCGCGGTCATACGACCGGCTCGTGTTCGGTGTCGTCAATCCGTTCGGCGACTTCGCGGACCAGCCGCTCCAGATTGATACCGGTTCCGCGGTGCACCCGCATGATGACTTTGAGGCCCGGAATTCTCTTTCCGTTCAGTAGGTTAGACAGGTCCTGATCGGATATCCCGACGCGCCGCGCCAGTTCCTGCTGTTCCATGCCGGTGACCTGAAGATATTGACGTAGTATCTGCATGGCGCGGAACATTACACGCTGTAAAAGCTGGTTGCAAGACGCTCGAAACGCCATTACTATCCAAGCCGTCCGAACAATTTGAACCGAAAGAGGCACTGATCATGTCTACTACTCCGAAGCGCTCTTCGGCGCTCGACGATAATCTCGCCGCGGATATCCGCGAAGAACTCCGTAAAGCGCCGCCGACCGGCCAGTCGATTTCATTCCTGATGTCACAGCTGCGCGATCGCGGCTACCAACTGCGCGGCTCGCGCGTCGACTTCGAGAACGAAGTCGCGGCGCTCGGCTTCACCATCGTTCACGTCTACAAGAAGGGCGGCAAGACGGTGCGGCTCACGCTGGTGCAGGACAACGAGCCGTCGCTCGATCAGATTCACCAGTCGATGGACCGCACGATCGCTCTCTCCGATCTGCCGGAGTGGTCGACCAATCTCACGGTGTTCCGGCAGCAAGTCGGCGCCTGGAAGACCAACTGCATCGCGGTCGCGGCGCGCGACGCCGGCCAGGCGATCGCGACCGTCTACGCCAACGTGCCGGAGGCCGCTCACAACGCGATGCTGGTCGCCTCCGCTCCCGCGATGGCGAAGTTGCTCGAACGCATCGGCGCCGAACTCGACGCGCTGCTCGACCGGCATCCGACACTTCCCCAGGGCGCGACCCTCTCGACAATCATCGGCGATATCAACGCGGTGCTCTATCCGATCGCGACCGCCGAGGTGCGCTCGTGAGCCGCTCGAACTGCGGTTGCCGTCGCGGGCACGAACGCAACGGTCGCGAGACGATCGAGCTTTGCGCGACTCACGAAGCCGAGTGGCGCGAGCGGCACGAGGCCGCCCGGCGCTCCGGCTCGCACGTCGACCGCGAATGCGATCTCGAACGCCGGCGCGCGCAGGCCCACGGCAACGCCCTGCTCATGCCGCAGGCCGACTAATGGCGCCGCTCTCGAACAGTTGGCACAACCTCACCGATACGCAGTGGTTGGTGATGGCGCTCGCGATCGCGGCCGGCGTCGCGATCACGGTGTTCGCCGAATGGCTCTCACGTCCGCGAGCCTCGAAATGGTCTGATTGGAGGAATCGACGATGACTTGCGAAATTATCGGTTGGGTGCTCGGTCCGCTGTTCGTGCTGGCCGGCCCCGTCTCGGCTCTCACTCTCTGGTGGCGTCGGCGAGTGTAGCGGGTAGGGGCTTCCGCAGAGAGGCCCCCTCCCGGTGCAATTCCGCACCTACTGTCTGATCAACGGAGCATTTTTATGAAACCTGGAATCTCTCTCATCCAACTGAACGACGAAGTGCAGCGGCAAGCGGCGGCGCGGATCGACTACCTCGTCAACACCCACTCGGCGCTGCGGTTGGTGCCGATGCCGGACTTCGACCGCAAGGTCGCGCTGGTCTCGCTCGACGACATGGCGACGACGCTACAGCGGTGGGAACTCACCGACACGGCGCACGAGCAGATCGCCGGCTGGCTCGAAATTCCGCGCAAGTACTACGATCGGTTGCTCGTCGACCACACCGACATGCTGATCGACAACGTCAACAAACTCTTCGAGCGCGAGCCGGGAACGCGCATGGTGCGCACGCTCGACGGCAAGTGTCGCGCGTTCATGTCCGACCGGTATCGCCGGCTAGACAACGATCAGGTGCTCGCGAATGTGCTCCCGCATGTACTCGGCGCCGGTAAGGCCGGCGATCGCGAACACGAGGTGATCCGCTCGATCATCACCGATCGGCAGATGGCGCTCACGGTGGTGTTCCGCGATCCGGCGCTCCGCCAGAGCTTGGGGCCGACCGCGCGCGGCGACGCCGACGACACGGTGCTACCCGGCTTTCGGATCGACAACTCCGAAGTCGGCAAGGGCTCGCTCTCGATGAAGGGCTTTTTCTACCGCGACTATTGCCGCAACGGCTGTGTCTTCGGCGCTCGCGGCGAGTTCGAGTTCTCGCGTAACCACTCCGGCGGCAAGCTCACAGCCGACATGGAGCGGATCATCTTCACGGACGAGACGCGCCAGGCCGACGACAAGGCCCTCATGCTGCAGCTACGCGACATGATCGGCGCGATGGGTAGCCCGGAGGTCGCGCGCAAGTGGGCCGATCAACTGCGAGCCGCGAAGCACGGCGTGCAGATCGCTCACCCGCAGGCCGCGATCGAGGTGCTCGCGAAGCAGGTCGGCTTGCTCGAATCGGAGAAGGAGGTCGCCCTCATGAACCTCATGCGCGAGGCCGACATGAGCCGATTCGGCGCCTTGAACGCGGTGACGGCGATCGCCAACCAGGACGCGACCAGCTACGACCGCGCGCTCGAACTCGAAGAGATCGGCGGCTCGCTGCTGACTCTCTCGAACGCCGAGTGGCAGCGGATCGCGACGGCGGAGAAGGTACGGGTAGCTGCGTAGGAGCGAGCAGCTTGGTGCGGCTCGATAGCGGGCCGCACTGACATGCTCACTCTCTGATCGGAGGACTCTCGATGACCAAAACGAAACGACGCCCGGCCGCTGACCGCCGAGCAACAGTTCACCATCCGGTGGGTACTGCTCTGCAAGTACCGCGAGTCGATGGAGAAGCTCGACCTGACAATCGGGGTCGGCACCCATTTCCTGAAAACCGCCGGCGAGACGTTCGATGCCTATCGCGCGTTCACCGGCCATACGCCGACGTCGACCCTGTGAGCGTCTCTCTCGAATGCTGCGTCTGCGGCAACGGCGCCGGCCGGTTCAAGCAGCACTGGAACCGCGACGACGGCTACGGCATCTGCCGCTCGTGCGTCGAGTGGCTCGTGCGCGAGCGCAACACCAGCGCCGAAGAGATCCGCGACCTGTACGGCATCGAGGGCGTGAACTACGCCGGACCGCCGGAGACCGGCGGCGACTCGATCGTCACGTGCACCGACGGCAGCACCGAGATCGTCTCGCAAGACGAACTCGAGGCGGCCGGCGAGATCTTCGACCGACTCGTCGGTGGCGCGCCGTGACGACCTTGCCGCCGGAGACGCCGCTGCAACGATTCGGTCTCCATGCGCCGGCGTGTCCCGCCAACTGGCAACAGCCGTGCGCGTGCGGCCTGGCCGAAGCACTCGACGCCGAGACCGCACTGATCGAAGCCGCGGTCCAGGCCGAATGCTGGCTCGCGTGTATGCGGCCGGACGACGGCGTGACGCCGGACGAAATGCTCCGCGTGTTGCGCGCCGCGCTCGCCGGGATCGGTGTCAAATGAGCCAGCGCTGCGTGATTCAACTGGTCGTGCGGATCGACGGCGGCGCGCGCCATTTGGAGGGCCGCTACGTCCGCCGCTATGACCCGACCTGGCATCCGGAGGGCGAGCGGTACGACGGCGGACTGCTGATGACCACCGCGGATCGAGCCGAGGCGCGCGAGTTCTTCTCGGTCATCGAGGCGATGAACTACTACCGGCAAGCGCACGGCACGCGTCCGTGGGACGGCAAGCCGAATCGCCCCTTGACCGCGTGGACGATCGAGATCGTGAAATTGGAGGCCGTATGATCGAATGGTGGCAATCGTTGGGCTGGCGGTGGGCGCTGATCGTCGCGATCGCGTTGATCGCCGCCGTCTTCTACTTGGGCTCGAAGATCCCGCAGCGGCGACGCCGGCGCGGTCTGCCGGCTCCGGATCGGGCGTGCAGTCGCACCGAGTTCAAGGACGTGAAATGAACAATAAGGTGGGGCCCTCGCGGGCTGATCACACCGTCGAGCCCGGCGCGGTGCCATCGAATAAGGCCGGGGTTTCTTTTTGCCAGTGCGGCCACGCGTGGGACGACCACGCGAGGCGCGCCGGCTCGACCGCGTGCTTGATCGGCACCTGCCGCTGCGCCGGTTTTCGGCAGAGTCAATTCGCGAACGAGGGAGACCGATGAAATTCGGGCTCGAATTTGATCCGTATGGATTCGGCTTCCAGGTCAAGACCGATCGGTTCGGCTACACCGAGACGATCTCATCGGCCGATACGATGAATGCGGCGATCGTCAACGCGTCGCTCGCGCTCTCGCAGCGCATCGTGATCGACCTGACGGTGCTACCGCGATGACCTTCGACGATGACTTTGCGCGGATCCACTTCGCGAGCGGCACCCGCAACATTCGCGTCAAGTCGATGGGTGAAGAGTGGCCGCCGCCGGTCGAGATCGAGATCGCCGGCGTGAAGTACACGCGCACCAATTTCTCGGCGATCACGGACGCCGAGCGCGAGAAGATGGAATACGTCTGCCGCGGCGCCGAGTACCAGCCGACCGCCGACTTGATCGACGACCTCTTTGACCGATCGGACTGGCCGCCGGAGCGCAAGGCGTGAGCCGCGGCCGGCCACGGATCGACCGCCGGGTGCGCGAGTTCGTGCGCTTCATGTACGCGCACCGGCTCGCGAAGCAGAAACAGTTGGCGCGGTTCCTCGGCGTTAGCCAGTCGACGGTCCACCGCATGATCACTTACGACTAGCCATGAAGCAAGGTAGCAAACTCGGTCGACCGAAGCGCCGCGAAGGAACCGGCACAGTCACCGTGCAAGGATATATCCGGATCGGCAAGACGCCGGAACATGTACTGATCGTCGAACGCGCGATCGGCCGCAAACTCAAGGGCGCCGAAGAAGTGCACCATTGGAACGAACGGCGCGCAGATAACCGGCCGGAGAATCTGGTTCTGTGTCCGTCGCGACAGTATCACTTCATGCTGCATGCCAGAGCCCGCGCGCTAGATGCGTGCGGCAATGCGAACTTCCGCCGATGCCCATTTTGTAAGGGCTATTCAGATCCCGCAACGATGAAAGAGTGGCATCGCGGCGGTCACTTCTACCACGCTGCATGTCGTACCAATTACAGGAGAAGCCGAAGGTTATGAACACAAACGCAAAGCAAGAATTGGTCGAACGCGACGCCGAAAGCGAAACGCTCGACGTCATGGTGCCGCCGGGTCAGGAATTGGCGACGCTCGGAGCGATCAGCCGCGCGGAACTCGATCAGCAAATGGTCACGGCGCGTGCATTTCCGCGGTCGATCAAACGGTTCGTCGACAAGTGCCGTCAGGGCGCATTGATGAGTCAGGGTTCCGCGGAAGCGTGCTCGTATATCCTGCCGCGCGCCGGCAAGAATATCGAAGGGCCGTCGATCCGCTTCGCTGAGATTCTGTTCTCGTCCTGGCCGAACGCCAACGTGGCGACGCGCATCATGGACGAAGGCGACGAGTTCGTGACCGTCGCCGCGGTCTTTCACGATCTGGAAATGAACAATCGGCAGGGCGCCGAGGTCAAACGCCGAATCACGGACAAGAACAATAAACGGTTCAACACCGACATGATCGGTGTCACGATTTCCGCCGCCCAGGCGATCGCACGCCGCAACGTGATCCTGGCCGGCGTGCCGCGCGCCTACTGGTGGGATATCTACGAAGAGACGCGCGATCTGGCGCGTGGCGATATCAACAGCCTAAAAGACCGGCGTGGCAAAGCGCTCGATTGGTTCGCGAAAAAGGGCGTCACGGCACAGATGGTTCTCGAAGCGCTCGGCGTCGCCGGCATCGAAGATATCAATCTCGATCACCTGCAGACGCTCACCGGTATGAAAACCGCGATCAGCGAAGGGACGATGATCGAAACGGTGTTCGCGCCGAAGGAAGTCAAAGCGCCGACCGCGAAGAAACCGGCGACCGAAGAGCCGAAGACGAAGCCGGCCGGCGGCAAAAAGAAGGCCGCGACCGAGACGAAGCCGGCCGCGGATGCAACGCCGGCCGCCAACGCTGAGACGAAGACGCCGGCGGCCGATACGACCCCGGTTAAAAACCCGGTAACAACCGGGGAGAAACCCGGCGAGTTGAATCTCGGCGAGCCGGCCGTCTCGCTCGATCAGGCGACGTACCTGTACGACATGCTCCACGAAGAGGGCATTGATCGCACCGAACTGTGCGCCAAGTTCGAGGTCGGCGAAGTGACGCAACTGCCGGCGTCGAAGTTCAAGGCGGCGGTCGCGTACATCGAGGAACGCAGCGGTGCCTGAGCCGACGCGGATCTCGGAGACCGAGTGGGTGCCGACGCTGGCCTTGCGGTGGTTCACCGAACGGGTCAGCGATCGGCGCGATCTCTTCTGCGCGCCGGTCTTGCAGCAGCAGTGGCGGCGCGAGGTGCGGTTCGGCATGGGCGGCGGCATCGAGACGCAATGGCGCGACGTGCCGACGGCGATCGAGCCATGAGAACGCTGCACCCGATCACGCGCTCGCCGCCGAACAAGGGCGTGTATCGGTACTTCGTCAAGATGCGCCGGCGGTACGACGGACTCACGTGCGGTAAGTGGAGCCGGTGGCTCACGATCCGCGTCTGCACCGGCGAGCAGCAGGCGATTCTCGCCCGCAATCGCGAGAGCACCAGCGCGACCAAAGAGATCGGCATTTTCTACCGCGGCCGGCGCATCCGATGAGTCTCACGTTCGAGGAAGAGGGGCACATCTACCGCTACGCCGGCCAGCGGGTGCCGTCGGTCACGACCGCGCTCTCGCTGATCGAGCGCACGTTCGCATTCGTCGATCCGGGCGTGCTCGAGGCGGCGCGCGCCTTCGGCCGGCATGTGCACAAGGCGATCGAGCTATTCAATTTGGGCACGCTCGACGAGGACGAACTCGATCCGGCGCTGGCTCCGTACCTCGCGCAGTGGAAACGGTTTGTGATCGACACCGGGTTCGAGGTCCACGAGGGCGAGCAGTTGGTCTATCACCCGAAGTTCCGCTATGCCGGCCGGTCGGACGTGGTCGGCTCGATGCGCCGCTCGTCCTGGCTGATCGACTTGAAGAGCGGCGCGGTGCCGCGGACCTGCGCGCTACAGACGTCCGGCTATCAGGAGGCGACGCCGCAGAAACCGCGGAAGAGAGCGGCCCTGCAACTCGCGCCGGACCGCTACAACCTGATCGAGTACCGCGATCCGGCGGACTTCAATTATTTCATTTCTGCCGTCAATTGCTGGCGGTGGACCAACCAGGGAGCATCATCGAATGGACGAGGTTAATTTCAAAGCCGATCCGACCGTGGTATCGGTCGCGGAGCAGCATCAGCAGTTGGCGGCGCGTGCCGCGAACTTGAACATCGTGACGCATCAGGCGTTCACGGAGGCCGGCAAGTGGCTGATGGACATCAAGACCGATCTCGCGAAGATCGAGGCGGCGCGCGTCCGGATCACCAAGCCGATGAACGACGCGCTGCGCGAGACCAACGCGCAGGCGAACGCGGCCAAGGCGCCGCTGATCGAGACCGAGGGCAAGATCAAGGCCGCGATCCTGGCCTACAACAAAGAGCAGGAGAGGATCCGGATTGCGGCGCAGCGTAAGGCCGACGACGAGGCCCGCAAAGAGCAGCAACGGCTCCAAGAGATCGCCGACCGGGCGCGCGCCAAAGCCACGCAGGAGGCCCAGGAGCGGCGCGAGGCCGCGGAGCGTGAAGCGGCAGCGGGCAGACAGGCGGAAGCCGACCGGCTACGCGCCCAGGCCGCCAAGATCGAGGAAAAGGGGGAAGCCAAGGCCGATTCGTTCCAGAATCGGGCGGAGACCACCGTCGCCGCGATTGTTCCACGTGAAACACCCAAGGTGGCCGGCATCACGCAGCGCGATAACTGGGTCTATCGGATCACCGACCCGACCAAGATCAACGCGGCGTTCCTGATGCCGAACGAGGTCAAGATCGGCAAGGCGGTCAAGTCGCTCAAGCTCGAGGCGGCGGAGCTCATCGGCGCCGGCGTCGAGATCAAGAACGAGCCGATCATCGGTGCCGGCCGGGCGGCGTCGTGAAGCGCCGCGTCTACGTCGCCTCGTCCTGGCGGAACGGACACCAGCCGGACGTCGTTCAAGCCCTGCGGTTCGCCGGCCACTGCGTGTACGACTTTCGCAATCCGACGCCGGAAGAGAGCGGGTTCTCGTGGAGCGAGATCGACCGCGATTGGCTCAACTGGTCGCCGGAAGAGTTCGCGCGGGAACTCGCCAACAACCCACTCGCGGCGCATCACTTCGGGCTCGACAAGGCCGGTCTCGACTGGTGTGACACATGTGTCCTGGTGCTGCCGTGCGGCCGCTCGGCGCATTTGGAGGCCGGCTACGCGATCGGCCAGGGCAAGGACACGTACTTTTTGCTCCACCCGGACAAGTTCGAGCCGGAACTGATGTACAAGCTCGGGGCCGGGTGCTCGACGTCGCTCGAAGAGATCGCCGGCTGGATGGACTCGCAGCCGTCCGGCTCGGTCATGCGCTGGCATAGCACATCGGGCGGGCACTTCGCGCGGCCGGCGAGCCACGCGGTGCGCCTGCTCCGCGAGGTAGTAGAACTCTGTATTGCGTCCGGCGCGACGCCACCCGAAATGATGAACGCGATCAACGCCGAGTTCGGCAAGGCGCTGGCCCGCCACGAGATCGGCGGAGATCGCTCCAAGATCCCGCAGGAGTGGGCCGACTGCGCCATGTTGCTCGATATCTTCGCCGAATATGCCGGCATCGAGCGCGGCGTCGAGATCCGCAAAAAGCTCGCGATCCTGTGGGGCCGGGCCTGGGAAGCGGACGCCGGCGGCGCGCTGTACCGTCCGGGAGACGCGCCGACATGAGCATCAAGGCGTATCCGCTAGACTGGCCGCCGGGCTGGCGCCGTACGACCGAACGCACCAGCGCCAAGTTCGTCGGCCGCAAGGGGAAATGGACCGGACCGGAGAACGAGCGGCGCTATCAGAACCAGCAGCCGGTGACCATCTTGCAGGCGATCGAGCGGGTGCGCGAGGAACTCCGCCGTTTCGGCGTCGAGGACGAGCACGTGGTCATTTCGAGCAACCTGCCGCTGCGCGTCGACGGCTTACCGCGCGCCGATTCGCCCGCCGATACGGGCGTGGCGGTGTACTGGACGAAGGGCAAAGAGGGCCAGCGCTGTATGGCCATCGACCGCTACGATCGGGTGGCGGACAATCTCGCCGCCGTAGCGGCCACCCTGGACGCCATGCGCGCGATCGAGCGGCACGGCGGGGCGACCATACTCGACCGCGCGTTCGCCGGCTTCAAGTCGTTGCCGGCGCCGGAGCAACCGTGGCAAGTGCTCGGTATACCGATGACCGCTCCGGTCGAGCAGATCGAGATCGCCTACCGACGACTGGCATCGAAGGTGCATCCCGATCACGAGGGCGGCAGCGAACGGGAAATGGCGCGGATCAATGCAGCGCGCGACGCCATGATGGCGCAGAGGATCGGATGAGCACCTGCGCTAACTGCAAGTTCATGGTCGGCGATCGCTGCCGGCGCTATCCGCCACAGGTCACGGTCACGCATGAACGCGACGACGGTGGTTTGTCATGGGAACGCGCGGGCACCTGGCCCGCGGTCAAGCCGAGCGATTGGTGTGGAGAGTACGTCGAGAGGGGTAACCCATGACCGCGCGCTCGCCGTACGACGGACTGCCGTACTACTGTGCGGTCTGCGGGATGGGACTCGGCGAAGTCATGGCGTGCGAAGAGCCGGACTGCGAAATGGAAACCACCGAGGCGGCCGCCGCGCGTCGGCTCGCTCATCGAATGGAGGTAGAGAACAATGATCGTTCCGGAAAGCGAGGCTAGTAAAAAGCTGTGCGTCGATTGGGCTATGTCTCCGATCGAGGCCGCGCCGCCGATGTGCCAGGGCTCGCGCTGCATGGCGTGGCAGACCACGCAGATCCGCAACGGCGACAAGCTCGGGTACTGCGGCAAGGTCTACCAGAAGGAGCAGCCGTGACCATGACCGACCGAAAATTCACCGCGCGCTTGAACGAGATCGAGGTACAGGCCCGCAAGGCGCTCGACGCGCTATATCACGCCGCCGACGCGATCGTGGAGAACTCGCCGAACAATCGCGACCACGAACTGCGCGCGACGTGCAGCCACCTGAACCGGATCATCGAGTTGACGCACGAATGAGCAAAGTCAAAAAGAACCTGTACGCGAAGGAGATCGGCCAACTGAAGGCCGCTCTCGCGAATCGCGAGCGCTCGATCGAGCATTACCGCGCTCTGGTCGGCGCCCACAGCAAGACCATGCACCGCCAGGCGCGCGCGTTGAGCCGTCTGCGAACCGTGGCGCGCGCGCTACTCGACGAGAACACCGACGTCGCGAAGGCGAGCTTCAAAGAACCGAGTGAGCCGTGGAGCGACGAGATGTGGAAGCGCGGCGACGCCTTGAACGCGCGGCTCTGCATCGCGCTCCGCCGCGAATTGGAGGCGGAATGAAAATCCGCTTGGGTTCCTTCCGGCGCGGCGTCGCCGGCACCGCGCAAGAGTTGATCGTCAACGTGGACGCCGGCGATCCGC